ATGAAGGTGATGTCTCCTACCTCCAGTCTGATGCTGCTGGTACGGCTCTTACGGCTGATAACCAGATTAACATTCTTGAGAATAGAATGGAACAGCTTGCTGGTGCGCCGAGAGAGGCTATGGGTATCAGAACCCCCGGTGAAAAGACAGCCTTCGAGATTAACAGCCTCCAGAATGCAGCCAGCAGGATCTTCCAGAACAAGACCCAGCACTTCGAGCGCATCTTCGTAGAGCCTATCCTGAATGCTATGCTTGAGGCTGCTAGACGCAATATGGATGCCTCTGATGTTATCCGTGTCTTCGATGAAGCTATCGGGACTACGATCTTCCAGACGATTACGAAGGAAGATATTACTGCGAAGGGTAAGATTGTTCCAATGGGTGCAAGACACTTTGCTGAGAGAGCGCAGAGATTGCAGAACCTCCAGCAGCTTTGGCAGATTAAATCGGCTGATCCCTCCGTTGCTGCTCATATGAGTGGTAAGGAATTTGCCAGAATCCTTGCCGAAGAACTCGGTGAGAAGAACCTGTTTAGCGAGAACATCTCTGTCTATGAAAACTACGAAACTCAGAAGACAGCGCAGGAAGTTCAGTTGATTGCTAACGAAGAGAATATGATTGCAGCAGAACAAGGAATTTAAGCACGGAGTTCTGAGTTAATGAAAACAATTTGGTTTATGGATCTTCCGAAAGACCAGCAGGAAGATTTCAAGAAGCAAGTAAGTTCTTCTAAGGATGTTCTGGAAAAGCTGGAGAGCATCCTTAAAACAAAGATTAAAGAAATAACACTATCGGAAGATTATGACAACCCGAGTTGGGCTTATAAGCAAGCTGATAGAAATGGTTATAATCGGGCTTTGACAGAAGTCCTTAACATTCTCAAATTCTAACCTAGACCAAGAGGTATTATAAATGACTGACGTTTTTTCTTCCGCGACAACGGAAACTGTAACAACTGAGATTACTAATAATCCGACAAACGATTCTTATGTAACACAGTTGGTTGGAGAAGGCAAGAAGTTCAAGGATGTCGAATCGCTTGCTAAGGGTAAACTCGAAGCTGATAGGCATATCGGTGAGATTACAAAGACCCTTGATGAGCTTCGGGCAGAACTTGCTAAGCAAGATTATGCTAAGTCCCTCCTTGAGCAGATGAACAAGGCTTCTGAGACTACGGCAGAACAGCCTTCTTCCAGTACACCTAGTCCCTCTAATACTGAGAATACCACTCAGAGAGCGAGTGATGATATTGAAGCCCTTGTAGAAAAAGTTATTACTGAGAAGGAAAGAAGCAGGACTGTTACTCAGAATCTCTCTGTTGTAAACGAAGAGATGGAGAAGCAGTACGGTGACAAGGCCGGTCAGATCATTAAGGCGAAGAGTGCAGAACTTAATATGTCGCTCGAAAGACTTAAGGAAATTGCAGCGGAGTCTCCGACAGCTTTCTTCCAGTTGGTTGGGTTTAATAACAATAATAAGAAGGTAACTTCTATGACAACTCAATCTTCAGTTCGAAGTGAAAACTTTAACTCCAATTCTCAGGAAAGAGATTTTGAGTATTATCAGAAGCTCCGTAAGGAGAATAGGAGTCTCTATTATTCCCCGAAGATCCAGAACATGATGCTTCAGGATCGTACTAGACTTGGGGATAAGTTCTACAAATCTTAATCTTAACAATGAAGGAGATCAGATATGTCGGGTATGACAACTGGTAATACTACCCTCCTTACTCGCTCGGAAGTGTGGTCGAGAGAGCTTAAGGAAATTCTGCGTGATGAGCTTATGGCTCAGAAGTACGTTCGCTGGCTTCAGGAGTTCCCTGATGGCGATACGTTCAAGATCCCGTCCATCGGTCAGGCGTATGTTGATGACTACGCTGAAGATGAGTCGGTGAAGTATCGTCCTCTGGACACTGGTCAGTTCACCTTCCAGATCACTGAGTACCTCTCTTCGGGTACTTATGTGACGAAGAAGGCTGAGCAGGATATGTTCTACATGAATGAGCTTGTTTCTCGCTTCGTTCCGGAGCAGGAGAGAGCCATTATGGAGCATGTCGAGGAAACAGTCCTTGGTCTTCAGTCTCAGCAGACGGCTGCTAACACGAACGCTATTAACGGTGGTAAGCATCGTTATGTTGCTACGGGTTCCTCGAATGTTATCAATGTGGCTGACTTTGCCCGTGCTAACCTTTCGCTGAACCTTGCCAATGTCTCGGCTAACAACCGTGTCGCTATTGTGGACCCGTCTGTGGCCTACACAATCGAAACGGCGACTCAGCTTGTTGGCATCAACAACAACCCGATGTTCGAAGGTATCGTGTCTTCGGGTATTGCAACGGGTATGCGCTTCGTCCGTAACGTCTACGGCTTTGATGTGTACACTTCGCAGCGTCTGGCTACGATCTCTTCGGAAACGCTTGAGACTGTGAACTGCGCTGGGTTTAAGGCGAACCTGTTCTTCTCTGCTGATGCTTCGGTTGCTCCGTTCATCGGCGCTTGGAGACAGATGCCGGAAGTCGATTCTGAGTACAATAAGGACTTCCAGCGTACAGAGTTTGTTACAACCGCCCGCTATGGCGTGAAGCTGTACCGTCCTGAGAACCTTGTTGTCGTTCTGTCGAACGCTGCTGTGTAATAGGAGGATAAATTATGGCTGATTGGACAAACTCGGACGGTCTTGAAGTCCGTTTTACTAACCCGGACGCTGGTCAGACTGGTGCTGGTCTTGAGGCTTGTGGCCCCATTAAGAGCATCGCTGTTGACTTTAACTTTGCTACGGCTATCACTGCCGCTGCTGACGGTCATGAGGCGTATATTCCGGCTGGTTCGTACATCGTCGATGCTTACCTTATTGTTACGACTGCTGCTACCTCTGCGGGTACAGCTACTCTGACAATCGGTCTGGCTCAGAAGGACGGTACTGTGATTGATGCTGATGGCATTGACGCTACTATCGCTCTTGCTGCGCTGGGTGCCACTAAGGTTGTGCGTTGCGATGGCGCTCTGTCTGCTGGTACGGCTTCGGTTGGTTCTGCCAATGCTTACGTCTATACGACTCCGACAACCTCTGGTGATGCTTTCACCGCTGGTCGTGGTAAGCTGGTGATCCAGTATATCGAAGTGTAATACACTACGGGGAGGTTCTTCGGAGCCTCCCTATTTCTCGTTGACAAGTTAAAAAGAAATGGTATAATAATACTTATGGTTCCCCCGGTTGATACTAATATAGGATACTTAAATGGCTAACGTACAACATTCCGCTTTGACTGATACAGATGGTATTCATGAACCGAAGGGTATTTCTACTGCCAGTTCAAATCAGGTTTATGTAGCCAATGGTAGTTCCTCTGGTAGTTGGAAGAACCTCTCTAATATTCCGGGTAGTGGTTGGGGACATTATACAAATACAACGTATACGAGTACAACATACTTCCAACTTAATAATACTGCACAAACAATACCCTTTGATTTAAAGTCTGTTGAAACAAATCTTCCTGTAACTTTCAATGGTGTTGATAGTACCCTAATGACGTTGGGTACGGATACTCTTCTTTTTGTATCCACTGGCGATTTGATGGCTATTACGCTATCTTTTGAATTGGTTAGTCTATCAGGCTCTCAGGCTTATCTTGATATCTCTTTGTATGGTTCCTCAGATGGAACTACTTATGGTACTCTCCTTGCAGAGAAGAGTGTTCCGTTGCTGAAAACTAATCAGTTTATTTCTGAAACTTCACTGGTGTATGTAACAGCAAATATGGCCTCTCATGGTGCTAAAATTAAATGCTCTCTTCCTTCTGGTACTGGTAATATTAGAAATATTAGTTTGATTTCATCTAGAATACATAGGGCTAGATAATAATGGCTACAGCTAAAATGACACTATTGGAGATGGTTCAGGATGTCCTGAATGATATGGACTCTGATGAAGTCAACAGCATTTCCGATACGGTAGAAGCAACCCAAATCTCTAATATTTGCAGGAGTGTCTACTATGATGTAATTACAACTTACGAACTTCCGGAACACTCGGAGTTGGTTACAATCTCTGGTCTTTCTAACTCCGCTAGGCCCAATTTTATGGATGCAAACAGCGTCACAAAGATTAAGGAGTTGAGATACAATGTATCAGAAACTGCTGGGGAACTCGAATATAAGCTCATTGATTATGTTCTACCGGATGAATTTATTCAGAGAATTGTTACGAGGGATACCTCTTCATCCGAAGTAATTGTTGTTACAGATCCGACATCTGGTATTTCTCTTCCAATTCTGAATAACAAGATGCCTGACTATTATACATCATTTGATGATAGGTATCTTTGTTTCGATAGTTATGATTCTTCTATCGATACTACTCTTCAGACAAGCAAGTCATTGGTACTTGGTACAAAGCTACCATCTTTTACTATGACCAATGATGCAACGCCAGATATGGATG